GAAAGCTGGGTGAGCTCTGCGGCAACTATCTGCGCAAGGGCTCTAAGGTCTATGTAGAGGGCAGGCTCGAGACTCGTGAGGATGATCAGGGCCGCAAGTTCACTGACATCGTGGCCAATGATGTCATCTTCCTCGATGCAAAGGGGAGCTCATCACCCTCTACCTCATCCAATCCATCACCATCCCCCAAGTTGCCCGCGTCACCCAGTGACTCTTGGGGTGTCACAGTTACTGACGCGTGGGGCAGTTTATAAACCCAATCCCCACCACTGACCACAAGCCCCGAGGGGCAGAGAGATTACAACAATGACAGATCCCGATTTACTCAAGGCGATCACTCAAGGCCCGCTTGATAATCGCAGGCATTGCGTGCAGCACCTCGCACGCCATGACCTCACAGAGCGCGCGCTGCTCATCCTCGGCGCAGCCTATGTTTACAGCGTGAGCAAGGCAGACAAGCCCTCGAGCATCTATAAAGGCAGCATGGAAATTGCTGTGAAAATGCTGGGGGTGGTGTTGGAGGAGCTGGTGTGCACACCTCACCTCAACATGAAGGTGAGCGCCTTTATTGATCGAGTGCATGCTGCCAGTGAGGATGAGTATTCTGACACTCGTATGAGGATATACACCAACACATCCCTGCGCCTCTTGGCTGTCTATGGTGTGCTCAAGCGCAGCTCACGCCCACGCGGCCGCATGCAGTATGCATTTGGTGACCTCTCCAAAATCTTCGAGGTATATGAGGTTGATCCTAGCAATTGGATGAATCAGCGCCTGCTGGGGCCCAGCTCAAGGGCAATCTCCGAGAATGAGCTCAGCTCTACTCTCGCCAGCCTCTCTTCTCGGGAGTATTACACCATCACAGGCGAAGACCTCGAGCAGCGCGCAGAGGAGGATGAGCCTGCGCCACCGTCAGCAGAGGATAGAATCAGCCACCTTGAGAAATGCATCCTCGCTCTAGTGGCAGACAATATGAGGCTCAAATCACAGATGGAACGCCTTGAGAAATTGCAGCTGCCAGGGCTCTGCAACTATCTCACATGGCCACCTCCTGCATGATTGGATTTGCACGCACCACCCTTATTGGCCGCGTGCGTGATGTGCAATGGGCTGCAGAGCATGGGATGGCTCGAGTGACCATACCCCTGAAGGCCACCAAGGAGCTCACCTATCGCGTGCTCTTTGCTGGCGAGAAAGCCCGGCTGCAGATTGTGCCTGGCGTGGCCTGTTATGTGGAGGGCTCGATGATGATGGATGATGGCCCTGCCTATCTAAGGGCACAGCGGTGGAGGGTGTTGTATGAGTGAGGAGCCACAAGAGCCGGGCAATGTGCACACCTATGCAGCAGACAGCATCAAGCTACTGCAGCAGATCGCAGCCGCTACTCTGACCTATGGCACCACACATGAGCAGACCACACTGGCACAGCTGGCCTGTACCCATGCAGATGCTCGAGAGGAGGCCGAGGGCCTCACAGGTGAGTCAGTGCAGAGGAGGCTCTCTGCAGCTCGGCAACAGCAGGAGGCATGGGCTGCACAGGTGGAGTGGTTACAGGCCGAGCTCGGCAGGCTGTTGGCAGGCGAGGGGTGAGCCACTGGCAGCAGGTAGAGGAGGAGCACCACCGGCTCGCCAATGGCCGAGCGGTCACTTTTGCGCGCTGTGGTTGCACTGCCTGCTGGGAGCACACGCAGCAGCGCTGGCTCCTTGAGGCTGATGATTGCCAGCCACTCTCACCCCTCGAGCAAGAGGAGGCCTGGGAGCTCATGCTGCGCGTGAGGCCCTCGGCAGGGTGGGCTCGCACTGCCCCTCTGCGCCTCTGTGGGTGTGCCCCCAAGCTCTCCGAGCGCTACCATATCTGTGCGCTCTAGTATGCTACCCTCTCGCAAAAATAGGAGGTGGGGCATGGGTGACAAAGCGCTGCGCAGCTGGCTGGCTTCTCTGATCTTTCTCTCATTGGTGGTGGGGCTGATTGCCTTCCTCACATTCCTCACCATCCCCGAGAAAAACAAGGATATTGTCACCTCAATCATTGGGATGCTGGTGGGCTCTATCAGCATGGCCATCAGCATATTTGTGGGCCGTGACCCTGATGATGTGGCCCACCTCAAAGAGGAGATTGAAAAGCTCAATGATGACCGCAATACCCTCATTGCTCGCCTGCGTGATGCGCAGGTAGACAAGGACATTTTGCGCCGGCAGCTCGAGGGGCTGCAGGGCATGGTGATTGAGCGCCTCTCTATGTTTGCCGGTGATCATCGCCTAGCTGACCTAGCGCAGCTCAAGAGCCCTGACTTGCCTGATGAGGTGGCGCGCTGGATACCCAGCGAGCAGCTGCCCCCTCGAGTGACCCCACCACCGGGAGCTCCCCAACCACAGGCAGCACCACAGCACACCCCTCTGCCTCGAGGGGCATTTGACGATATGATGGGAGGAGAGAATGACCGTTAAATTGATTGACCACATGGGCACAGATGCAACAGTGGCCAACGTGGCGCGGGTATCATTGGGCCGCACTGTTGAGAAGGTGGGCGGCAGTGAGATCAGGCTCATTGACTACCTGATCAAGCACCAGCACACCTCACCCCTGCGCCATTGTTTTGCCTCATTCCATATCGTGGCCCCCATATTTGTGTTGCGCCAATGGGGCAAGCACCAAGTTGGCTGCTCTTGGAATGAGATCAGCTACCGCTACGTGCAGCATGATGCCGAGCGTCATGAGCCCTGGGCCCCTGATATTTGGAGAGGCCAAGGGGAGGGGATCAAGCAGGGCAGCGCAGGCGCGCTCGAGCTGCAGGGCCGGCCGAGCTCTATCTATGAGGAGGCAGTGGATGCAGCGCAGCAGGCTTATGAGCGCCTCCTAGATCAGGGTGTATGTAGAGAGCAGGCTCGCGCTGTGCTGCCGCAGGGTGTGCAGAGTGAAGTGATATGGACAGCCTCTCTTCATGCGCTGCTGCATTTCCTCGAGCTGCGCACAGCCCCCACTGCGCAATATGAAATCAGGCAGTATGCAGAGCAGGTCTCAAAGATCGTCTTCGAGCTGTGGCCCATCACCCTCACGGCATGGCGGCAGCAGCGGGGGAATGGATTCTGCACTCCTCATAATTGCCTGCATGGGTGAAAAGGGGCCTCACCTAGAGGCCCGTTTTAAAGTGCTAGATTCACAGGGGGAACGTGAGAGGGGGCAAACTTGTTTTTAACTTTGCCCTCGAGGGAATGAGAGCAGCCCCCTCACCCTTAGTGTGAGTGGTTTTGTGACCACGCCACACACCACCCTGATGCCTAGAGGCTAGGCCTCTGGGGCTCTCGGGAAAGAGCGGTGCTGTGTGGTGGTTTTAAAACAGGGTGCGCTGCTGCTTGGCAGGCTCCTGCCTCTCTTTTGCTTCTAGCTTGATGCAGCCCCAGTGCTCTATGCGCGCGCGCGCAATCGCTGCATATTCAGGCTCTCTCTCAATGCCCAAGTAGCTGAATCCGAGCTGCACTGCAGCGCAGCCGGTGGTGCCTGACCCATTGAAGGGGTCAAGGATCAAGCCCCCCGGCGGGGTGATGAGCTTACATAGCCAGCGCATCACTGCGAGGGGCTTTACGGTGGGATGTACATTGGCTCGCTTAGGGATGGGGCCACCTAGCGTGCCATCGACTCTGCCTTGATAGGAGCCGCCACTTATCTGCTCAAAAGCCTCAAGCCCAGCCTCTCTCTCTCCACGCTCGGCCTTGGCACAGTAAAAGAAGCGGCTCGCCTCAAGGCCGGCCTGTATATCGACAAGAGAGGCAGCGTGGTCATCGAGGAGGATGTTGGCTGGCCAGCGGCCATCCTCATACACCTTGCCCCCCTGCCGATTGCTGCCCCCAAAACCAGTGGCCCCTGTATTTTTTGGGGCCCCCTGAATCCTGACCTCATCAGTCTCAATCCTGCACCCATCAATGTTGAGCCCACCCACACCCCACCGCTCAACATTGTCAACCACAGCCCCCTCTAGTGGTTTGCGGCAGAGCAGGATAGGCTCATGCGCTGGCTTGAGGGCTGTGCCCCAGCCTTCCCAGTGCTTGGCTTGATCTGTACTTTCTCCCGACTGGTGAAGTTGATTTTTCGTTATATTGTATCCATCAATTTGAGCGTTCATAAAGCCGACACCTAGAGCAGGATGTTTTGTGAATTTTACTCCTGCTCGCTTGTTGATTGCCTTGCTCACATCAAGGCTCTTAGGAAAACCGCTGCCATAGATCCAGTGGAGCATATCCCTCACCTCAAAGCCTGATAGCCTCACCGCTATACCCATAAGGTCAACAGTGCGCGAGCTCGCAAATATGACAGCATGGCCACCCGGCTTGAGCACTCGATAGACCTCTCTCCACAGTTCGGGGCCGGGTACAAAAGCATCCCAGCTTTTACCCATAAAGCCCCCTCCTCTGGGCTGATATTCATCACCAGCCAGCCAGCTAGTGAGGGCCTCTGTGATGGCTTTTGAGGAGCAATTGCCCAACCCATAAGGTGGGTCTGTTACCACAGCATCAATGCTGTTGGGCTCGAGTGTTTTAAGGTGGTCGATTGAGTCTGCATTGATCACTGTGGCCTTCAAAAGCTGCCCCCTTCCCATGGCTTTGATACAGCTTTAATTTGAGGCTCCCATGATTTACTCCTGCGCTCCTGCGCTTTGTCGTCATCCCAACGCCAGCAGATGAGGTCATAGCGCAGCGCGTCTAAGGGATCTTCTTGGCCATCCTTGATTGGCTGCTCTTTCTTCTTGTCCCATCGATATGAGGCCAATGCTTTGCGCAGGCTGTTGCCCTGTGCCTTTCGGCCTGCATCCCATACCTCTCGAGTCACTCGATACTTGCGCAGCCAGAGAGCTCTCTTCAGCTTCTGCACTCCATTCATGATGTCCACTTTGACAGGGCTGGTAGACCATCGCAGCTGCAAGCCAAGGCCATCAGGGGGAGGTAGACGCAGCTCTCTAAAGGAGCTCTGTGCTGTTCTATCTGATCGAGCAGCCCCAGCTTTGTCACCGCACCCTGCATCAAGCCAAATGCGCCTGCCAGGTGCAGAGTCTTTGTGAGCTCGAGGCCATGCAATCGAGAGGATGAGCCTTGTGAGCTCTGCTAGGGATACCTCCTGCGGATTGATCTCTGCGCAGATCACATCAGCTTCAAGCTGATCATCGTGGGCAATAATGAGCACGCTCGGCTTTCTAAAGCCCCAGTCAATCGCAATGCGTGCAGTCATGTCCTCTCTATATGCCCAGCCGTCTACGATATTCTCCTCTCCCCACTCTGAATAGACCAGCCCAGAGGCAGGCTTGGGCTGGTTGAGAATCATTGCTGCCCTCTCCTCTGGGGGAAGCTGCTCGGTGGCCTCAAACCATGATTCTGATAGATTCTCTCTGTTGGCATAGCTGGTGTGCATGATGGGGCTGCACTTTGCATCTTCTGCCATGCGAACCCACCAAGCATCCATCACAGGCAGGCCACACATCACCAACATAGGAGATGGCCCAGAGCGCAGCCGACCGAGGGCCTTGAAGGCCACCTCCTCGGTCATTGTCTGCGCCTCATCAATCAGGGCAATGCCAGAAGTAGCGTTGATCCCCTCGAGGGGATTATGGCTAGAGTCTCTAGTGCCCGGCCTGAAATAAGATCGGCACCACACAGATGAGCCTGTGGCAGGGTCAGTCCATACCCCTTGAGTCTGTGAGAATGTCCAGCCCATTGGGCCGAGCCACTTCTCAATCTCTGGCTGCAGCACAGTGCGATAACGCTGCGCAGTGTCAGTGATGAGGAGGGAGCTGCGGCCGGGGCGCATATTGGCCGCCCACATCAAGG